CCCCGCCCAGGAGCAAGCGTTCCGCCGGCTGTACCTGAACCAATGGACCGAACAAGCGTCCCGCTGGATCGGGCTCGACGCCTGGGACCGCTGCCAGGTCCCGATCGATCGCGCGACGCTCCGCGGCCGCCGGTGTTTCATCGGGCTCGACTTGTCGACGACGACGGACCTGACCGCCGCGGTCGCCGTGTTTCCCGACGGCGATCGGTTCGACGTGCTCCCGCATTTCTTCGTCCCCGCGGATCGGATCGCGATCCGCTCGACGCGGGACCGCGTCCCGTACACCGAATGGGCGCGCGCCGCCCTGCTCACGGCGACGCCCGGGCCCGTCGTGGATTACGACTACATTCGCCGGCTGCTCCTCGAGTGGGATCAGGAATTCGACGTCCAGGTCGTCGCGTACGACCCCTGGAACGCGACCGACGTGATCAGCCGGCTCGAAAAGCTCGACGGGTTCACGTGCGCGAAGGTCCGCCAGGGGTTCGCGTCGCTCTCGGCGCCGTCGAAACTGCTCGAGAAGGCCATCGTCGGGCAGCAGCTCCGACACGACGGACACCCGATCCTCCGGTGGAACATCGGGAACATGTCGGTCGAATCGGACGCGGCGGGCAATATCAAACCCTCCAAGGACCTGTCGACGGAGCGGATCGACGGCGGGTACGCGCTGATCATGGCGATCGATGCGATGTCCCGCCACGGGCACGACGCGCCGCCCGAATATCAGATGATCATCCTCGGCGGGGCGTAAACTACAGGCCCGACATGGCGAACCCCAGAGGCCGCCCGCCGCTCGACCGCACCGACCGATCCATCCCCGTTTCCGTCACGCTCCCGGGCCGCACGTACGCGGACGTCTGCCGCCGCGCGTCGCTCGAGCGCGTGTCCGTCCCCGAAATCATCCGGCGCGCCGTGGCCCTGGCTGCAAATAAAAACACAGAAACTTCCGGCGCGTAACATTCCGGGCGTGCTTCGCGCGTACGCGGTACTGGACACGAAGCGGACCGACGGCCGCCCCCGCCGGATCGCCGGTGTCGCGACGACCCCGACGCCCGATCGGGCCGGCGACATCCTCGATCCGCTCGGCGCGACGTTCCGGAACCCGCTTCCGCTCCTCTGGCATCACGACAGCCAACGACCCATCGGGACCGTCGAGCTCCGCGCCCCGACGGCCAAGGGGATCGACTTCGAAGCGACGATCCCGAACGTCGAGACGCCCGGGCCGCTCCGCGACCGCGTCGAGGAAGCCTGGCAAACGCTCGCCGCGGGCCTGATCACCGGCGTGTCGATCGGGTACCGCGTGCTTGACGGCGGGATGCAGATCCTCAAGAACGGCGCCCGCCGCTTTTCCCGCGTCGAGATCTGTGAACTCTCGCTCGTGACCGTCCCCGCGAACATGGACGCCACGATCCACACGATCAAACAACTCGACGCGTCGTACCTCGCCGCGCCTGGCGCTTCGTCCGTACCGATCCCGAGATCTCCCATGACCACTGCTGAACGGATTCAAAACCTCGAAAACACCCGCGCCGCCAAGGTCGCGCAGATCGCGAACCTCATGTCTGAGGGGCCCGACACGACGACGACCCCCGACGAGCAGGGCGCGGCCGTGGATCAACTCCGCGTCGACGTGAAATCGATCGACGTCGACCTGGTGCGGTACCGGGAGCTCGAGACGTTCCAGGCCGCGACCGCGACACGGATCGTCCCCGGCCAGGGCGTCACGGCGCCGCGGAACCCCGTCGTCACGATCAAATCGAACGTGCCGCCCGGGACCGCGTTCGTCCGCGCCGCGTGCGCGAAGCTCGTCTGTAACGGCAACGTCCACGAAGCGGCCGAGTACGCGAAGCGGTGGGACTCCTCGACGCCCGAAGTCGCGCTGTACTTGAAGGCCGCGATCGCGCCCGGGACGACGACCGACGCGACCTGGGCGGGTCCGCTCGTGAATCAGGCCATCGCGGCCGAATTCATCGAACTGCTCCGGCCCGCGACGATTCTCGGGAAGATCCCCGGGCTGCGGACGGTCCCGTTCAACACGAAGGTCCCCGCGCAAACCGCCGGCGGGACGTACGGGTGGGTCGGCGAATCGAAGCCCAAGCCCGTCACGAAACTCGCGTTCAGCGCGACGACGCTGAGTGTAGCGAAGGCGGCCGGGATCATCGTCCTGACCGAAGAGCTCGTCCGGTTGTCGAATCCGTCGGCGGAAGATCTGGTCCGGCGCGACATGATCGCGGGGATCGCGCAGTTCCTCGACACGCAGTTCATCGATCCCGCCGTCGCCGCGGTCGCGGGCGTGAATCCCGCGTCGATCACGAACGGCGCGCCGACCGCCGCCGGCAGCGTCAGCCCACTCGCCGACATCATGTCCCTGATCAACCACTTCGCGACGAACAACATCGCGGTCGACGGAGTGACGTTCATCCTGTCGGCGGCAAACGCGCTCGGGTTGTCGTTCCGCACGAACGCCGACGGGTCGCCGACGTTCCCCGGGATCACGATCAGCGGCGGGAACTACAAGGGGCTGACGTTCATCGCCAGCCAGGCCGCCGGGACGAACGTGATCGCGCTGCAACCGTCGCTGGTGCTTTATGCCGACGACGGCGGGGTCACGATCGACGCGTCGCGGGAGGCATCGCTCCAGATGGACAGCGTGCCCGCGTCGCCGGCTGATGCGACGACCGTGTACGTGTCGCTCTGGCAATCGAACTGCGTCGGGCTGCGGGCCGAACGGTTCGTGAACTGGCTGCGCGCGAACGCGAACGCCGTCAAGTACCTGACCGCGGTCGCCTGGCCCGCGCCCGCGGCCGCTGCCGAACCCCCGGCGCTACTCGCCAAGTAACGTCGGCCAGGGGGCGCGGGCGTGTATGTCGCCCGCGTCCCCGCCCCCCTGGGATCGGCGCCCATGCAGCTAGAGATCTTCGGCTACCACCTGATCGCGACGAAGGCGGCGCCGCCGTCGGCGCTCCGTCCGCTCGATAGCGGGCGTAGTTGGTACCCGATCGTGCGCGAACCGTTCACGGGCGCCTGGCAGCAGAACGCGGAGATTCGCTGCGAGTCCGCCCTGTCCTATTTCGCCGTGTTCGCGTGCGTGACGCTCATCGCCGCCGACGTCGCGAAGCTCGCGCTGCGCCTCATGCTGCGCGACGACGAGGGGGTCTGGCACGAAACGACGAATCCCGCGTACTCCCCCGTCCTCCGCAAACCGAACCGGTACCAGACGACGATCAAGTTCATCGAACAGTGGATGACGTCGAAGCTCGTGCACGGGAACACGTACGTCCTGAAAGAGCGCGACGCCCGCGGGGTCGTCGTCGCGCTGTACGTGCTCGATCCCCAGAAAGTGACGCCGCTCGTCGCCCCCGACGGCGCCGTGTACTACGAGCTCAAGAGCGACGACCTGGCGGGCGTGCTCAAGAGCGAGGGGCCGATCACCGTCCCGGCGAGCGAGATGATCCATGACCGGATGATCTGCCTCTTTCACCCGTTGATCGGGGTCACGCCGCTCTACGCGTGCGGGCTGTCCGCGCTGCAGGGGTTGACGATTCAACAGACGTCGAACAAGTTTTTCGCGTCGGGCGCGCAACCGTCCGGGATCCTCACGGCGCCAGGCGCGATCAAGGACGAGACGGCGGCGCGGCTGAAAGACTACTGGACGACGAATTTCTCGGGCGACAACGTCGGGCGCGTCGCGGTGGTCGGCGACGGGTTGAAGTACGAGCCCATGACGGTCAACGCGGTCGACGCGCAGTTGATCGAGCAGCTCCGGTGGACGGCTGAAACGATCTGCGCCTGTTACCACGTTCCGAGTTTCATGATCGGGGTCGGGCCGGCGCCGCCGTTCGCGAGCGTCGAACCGATGCAGCAGCAGTACTACTCGCAATGTATCCAGAGCCTCGTCGTGTCGTGTGAGACGTCGCTCGACGAGGGGCTCGGGCTCGCGGGGACGGACTACGGGACCGAATTCGACATCGACGATTTGATTTACATGGACACGCAGACCCGGACGAAGGCCGCCTCGGATGCGATCGGGTCCGGCGCTGTCTCGCCGAACGAAGCGCGCGCGAAGTACTTCGGGCTCGGCAAGGTCCAGGGCGGCGACACGCCGTACATGCAGCAGCAGAACTACTCGCTCGCCGCGCTCGACGAACGGGATCGGAATTCGCCCTTTGCGACGACGCCGGCACCGGTGCCCGCGCCCGCCCCGCCCGCCCAGGCGGCCGGCGAACTCGCGGCGCCGGTGACGGCGCTCGTCGCCGCCCTGGCGGCGAAGGATTGGGGGACGCTCCATGAGCGCGGATAATCCCGACCTGGTCGCGACGCTCGCGGCCGCGGTGGAACGCGCCGTCCTGGCGGCCCTGGCGCCCGTCGTGGGCCGCGTCCGGGCGCTCGAGACGGCGACGGCGGGACTCGGAGACGTCCAGACGACGGTCGCCGCCCTGGCTGCCGCGGGGCCGGTCCCAGGGCCCCCAGGCGCGCCGGGGCCGGCCGGGGCCGACGGCCAGGGCGTCGAGACGGTCACGTGCGAGTACGACGGGGAGCGGGCGGTCACGTTCCGCTGGGCCAGGGGCGGGGCGACCGAAGAGAAAGCGATCGTGCTCCCGCTCATGCTGTACCGGGGCGTGCACGTCCCCGGGCGCCTGTACGAGCGGGGCGACTGCGTCACGGCCGACGGGTCCGTGTTTCACTGCAACGCGGACACGACGGCCGCCCCGGGCAGTGCGGCGGGCGCCTGGACGCTGGCCGTCAAGCGCGGGAAGGATGCGCGATGAGATCCTGGGCGTTTCAGTTCAACGCGACGCCCGACGACCAGGTCCGGGACGGGGAACTCCGCGTCGACGCGGCGCCGCCGTATGTCGGCCAGGTGACACGCCTCTATGTCGACAACCTGGACCGCGATGGGCAGTACGTGCGGCCGATGATCGCCGCGTACCCGGCGGGGACGGGGATCTATCTCGAGGGGCCGGGCGAGACGTTCGCGCACCTGGAATTGTTGCGCGCGCCGATTCCCCGGATCGGGTACCTCGAGCTCCCCATCGTCACGCTCGAGGCAACGCCGACGGGGATGACCGCGGGCCCGGTGACGGCCGCATTTCTCGGGGGGATGCTCTGATGGCCGATCCCCTCCTGGTGACGCTCGCGGCGGCGAAGCGCCATCTCTACGTCACCGATGATCTACACGACGACCGCGTGCTCGACATGCTCGCGAGCGCGAGCGCGACGATCCGGAAGTATGTGAAAGACCAGAACGACCCGACGTGGGACGACACAACCGCGCCGCCAGAGCTTCAACAGGCCGTGAAATTGCTGCTCGCCCATTCGTACGAACACGCGGGCGATGAATTCGGGCCGGCGGGCGACAACGATGACCGGGTCTGGGCGGCGATCGCGAACCAGTTGCGCTCGTGGCGCGATCCGACGCTGGCGTGATT